GGAAAGTGGTTGATAAAAAACCGGCGCGAATCGCTCGGGATAGAGACTGAATTAACCTCCGAACATTTCCTCGAATAGGTTAGTTTCTTTGTCTTGCATTTCTCGGCGTTCACATTCAAAATCAATCATGTTTCTCATCTGCAAAAGTGACTCTTGTTTCTGACGAAGTTTGTCCATCTCAACATTGATATAATGCAACTTATTGTTTATATCAACTCGGTCTAATCCGTCCACAGCTGTAACAACGTGCTCCATGCCGTTGATGATAACTTTCTTGTCTGAAATGATGTGAGTCATGAATAACAAAAAGAGGTAATAAAAAAGAGGGGGAAATTACCCCTCAGGCAAATACATAACCGGAAACAAAGTCTTCGGTCTTGTAGACATTTTGTCCGTTGATTGCACCGACAAACTTACGAACATACCAGGCAAAATCCTTTTGGAAAACACCTTCGCCAGAAACACAAAATTCGGTGCAAAGTGCATTAAGGCGAGATTTTGTGGTGTTGGATTGCCAACCACCATCAAAGATGGTCATGTCGTTGTCAGAAACCTCAGCGATCTTATTGCCGTGAAGGCGAACAATAGAGATGCCAGTTTCGGGATCAAAGTGAACAGAAGTGTTTGCAGATTGCCAGTCTTTGTTAGACTGAACTGCGGCACACATTTGTTGTTCGATCTTACGCATTTGGGTTCGTTTCTTTGACTCTTTTAATATACACGATTTTGGTGCCCGTGGGGAGAATAGTGGACACTTAGCTGACTGTCACATCCGGTCGATGGCACGCTCCATTTGTTCTTTACGCTCTTGCATTAAATCTACCATGTTTGAGTTCATCAATTCGATGGCAAAGTTTGCACCCAAAAGAACAACGACAGTGGCAAAAAAGATTCGCATTAGACTAACTCCTGTTGGATTTGCATGAATTGTTCTTCAGTAACTTCGTCCACACATTCTTGAATAACGGTGTAAATGTGGTCGATGTTTCCTACATCATTGAAGATTCTTTCTGACAATTCTTTATCAGCATGAGCAGGATATTGTGGTTCTTCGTTCTCATCGTACATCACACAATCTTCTGCCGTGTAGATCCATGCTGCACAATGTGCGTCCTCTCCTTGTTGTTCAATCAGACGATTTACGCGGTCTTGGAGTTGCTTGAGAGTGTAATTCATTTGGTAGCTTCAAATGCAGGAATGACGTTGATTTCGATCCAATTAGGATACTTTTCCATCGCCCATTTTTCGAGTTTGTTATTCTGTGATTTGATGCCCTTAGATGTTTTTGGGCGAGTGGGCATTGTCTTGAAAACTGATAACGTGCCCTCGTCAGTTTTTACAGAAACCAGATACTCTGCGGTGGTAGTGTTCATGTCAATCAGAGATAAAGAAAGGAACCGTAGGGATCACAAACCTCAGGATTATCTGCCAACTGAGTAATCAGATAGCGGACACCTTTTGCAGGAGCTTTGTAACTAGCAGGTTTGTAACATTCGCCGGTATTCTTATCAACGAACATCCAGCAGCTACGAGTATTATCTTCTACACCGTCACGACAAAGACGCTCCCAGACTTTCAAATACTTGCGACCTTCTTCAACCTCAAGTTGATGATAAACGGAACGATTGGACTCGATTGCATTAACTTTCCACTCATTATTGAGCACCTCAGTGAGTGCTTCGGTCAGGAATTGTGGTTTGGTTTTTGTCATCGTAGATGCCACAGAAAGTTCGTCTTTGAGTTGTTGAAGGGTAACAGTCATGAATCAGTTGTTAGCAGTCAGACGGAAGATTGCAGAGATTTTAGCATCAATGGAATCAGCAACATTTGCCTCTTCGCTACCATAATCAGCATAATCTTTCATTGCGGAAGAGATAGCATCCCACTCCATATCAGTGAAGAGTTGTTTGTAGATAGCGGCAGAAGTTGCTTGAGAATCGAGCATGTGTGAGTTGTGTTCCTTTGACTCTTATAGAATACACGAGATCGGCGGCATTTCCACCCACCTTGTGCCACCTTGTCAACTGGTTTATTTCTCTTCACTTTCCTCCAACAAATGTGGGTAGTAGTCTTCAACCTCTGTAATTAGTTGATCAACTGTATACTCATCATAATTATCATTGAGATAATCTTTTGCTAATTGCTCCAAAGCATCTATATCCATACTTTCAAGAATTGAATCAATATATGCTTTCTGAAGTTCATCACGGTCGATGATGTTGTCTTGAGTTTCAGTCATTTTTTGAAGAAGATGTGTTTTGATAAGTGACATTTTACTCTGAATCAGTTAGCTTTTCAAACTCAATATGATCGCAGCAACTATCATCATCATGTAAATCAATCATTTCAGGATCAGTCAAGCAAGTAAGTTTGCCGAACAGCATGTCAATGAAATCGTGATCTTCTTTAGAAAACATTAGTCCAACGGGTGTGATTTGCTTTGGAAATTCTACCTTCTGCGAGCATGTTGTCACAAACTCTACAGAAAACATCAAACTTTTGCTCTCGGGTGAGATTATGTGGTGCTGCTGAAGTAGCAATCACCTTGAGCATTTTTGCTTTGGAAGTAATCATAATCAGCAGGAACATGCCATGGCAGAGTTGAACAACTGAGGAATCATAGATCCCTCGGTTACATTGTAACCATAACCTTCAATGCGAGAGTCAATCTCACGTTGAAAATCATTTTTGTTGATGTAACGCTTGGACTGAGTTTTGCCCATGAAAGTTACAACTTTGAGCATCAGACGATTGTGAATCTCACCCGTTGCAAACTTGACGGGATAGAAGTCAACAACCATGTTTCCGTCCTTTGAAGTGAGTTGCATTGGCGTGAATCCCTTTGACTCTTTTAATATACACGGAATCCCCCGCAATGGGGGGAATTGGGTGCAGTTCAGGCAGTGGCACACTGGTTCATGATCCATGCAAGTTCTTCAATAGACTCACAGGTCTCATTCAGAATCTCGTAAAATTCCATGTCGATGTCGCCACGATTGTAAAGAATCTTAAGCATCGTGGGCAGGTCTGCATCCGTCAGGGTTTGACGGGGCTCCCAGAACTTCAGTCGCATAAAGGTCGATTGCTTTGACTCTTATAGAATACAGGAGAACCGACACGAATCAACCGAAAGTGGACGGTTTGACCAACTGTCCACCCTTGCAGCACAAGGGTTCTCAAAGTATAAACAATGAATTTTCTTGCATTTTGGTTCGGGACGAGTGCTAGGTCATTCTCGCATCAAGCATTAGCAAATTTTCCATTGTTAAAGTTTGCGTGAGAGAATTGCTCTCGATTGACTAACTTGAACATGCCAAATTTGTTGGTGCGAACATAACCTTCGCCGCCACATTGTTTGTTGCCAATGTATGCTTTAGGTCCATTGTTGCGGCAGGTACGCAACATCTGGTCTTTGATGTTTTTGACAAGAGACCACAAACGAAGCGTATTTACATCGCATTGATTATCAAATGCAAGTGCTTCTAGGGTGATGTCATCAATAACAACACCGTTACGAATACAGGCATTAAACTGTTTCTGAACACGGGCAGATTGCTTAGGAGTGAGATACTCGCAAAGCGTGGACATTTGACGAGCAAATGCAATCGAAGTCTCAAGATCTTTGGAGACTTGCCAACAATCTGGTTTTACATATTTGACGTTCTCACTATCAATCCAGGTGCTAGTATCAGGGTAGGCAACTGCATCACGGAGATCAGAATCTGCAATGTAGCGAGTATGTGGAGCTACGATAATTCTCTGATCTACGATGTCATCGAAAATATATGTTAGCGTATTAGGTGTATAAGTATCATCCCCACCATACCCAACAAAATCACATTGAACAATGCCGGAGATACGAGGGAGATAATCCAGACAATGATGCAGAATTTCAGCAACTTCCCCAGTCTGATTCGCATCAATTTCTTCGTGAGAATGATTGATCTTGATTTTAACTTTGTTAAAGACAGATTTAGTCCCAACGAAGAATTTGCCATTTGCAGGATTAGTGCCGAAAACAATAGCGGGAGCGCCGTCAATCTTCAGTGACAGATCAGAATCAACACTGAACCAATATAGGGCAGAAAGATCACCAGTAAGGATGGAATCTTCGGGGTGTTGGAGGTGAGTGTTTTTCATAATCTAATGATGGCATAGAAAAGGGGAAAAGTCAATCCCCTTTGTGACACTATCTGAACTGGATCAGCAGGCAAGTGCTCCACTAGGGATCTCAACCTTTTCGGGTTTATTATCATTGAATGAGTTCATATTCATGCAGACCCATTTATCATTTACTGTCCAAATGTATGCATACTCTTCATTATTTTCTTTGTCAAGATATTCAAAGAGATCATCAAGACGGGGAGGGCAATTCTCGCCACGTTGTGAATAGTATTGAGGACCATATTCTTCAACCTCAACATTTTCGGTCACATATTCTGCGACTTTCTTACCAGTCCAACGATCTTTTGTCCATGCACAAGACATGTCACCACCATCAATTAGCTCTGCTACTTGTTCGCGAGTGTTGTAATGTGTGGTAAGAATGCGACCCAACCACTCAGGATAACCATCCCAGTGATGATACACAGAGAGGACAGAATTGTCCTTAAGTTGAATACCAATGCGTGAACGAGTTGCCATGTGGTTGTGTTCCTTTGACTCTTATAGAATACATGAAAACGGACGCCACACAACCGGTTGTGTGCAGCTAGCTCAACTGGCACACCGTTTGTGACGTTCTATAAAGTTTATAGCAGATTTACGATTGCGGCATGTTTTGAGTTGCTTTCCTCCATGAATAATCACGAGTTTAGTATTGCTTCCCAAAAGTGGCACAGCTGCGTAACACAATGGGTCTTC